ATATATAGTGACTCAGAAAGAGAGGTAAAGATATGTGTAAGAAAGACGAGTTCAAAGGATTCAACTGGGAAAACGGTTTATGGGTTTCACGCTATTACGCAAAGCTTTATCATCCTGATTGCGTAGCAGTAAAAGTAGAAGGTGGCTACTGTACAATGACACCTAGAGAATATAGAATATGGAGGTCACAGAAATGAATCACGAACAACTGGTATTAAAAGCGGTTTTATTATCAAGGAAATACAACAAACAACTTAATAAGGAGACATTACTTAGCAATTATGCAATTGCTTCGGATTCACTTCTCAAAGCGGCTATTGATGAAATGATTCTTAACTACTTAGAAGAATCCGAATTCATTCCAGACGAGCCAGCAGACGAATATGAAGCAGAACCCGCTTATTACGAATACGAACACTATAACGACTATCTTTGGAACATGTAAAGGAGGAAACACAATGAATTTAGATGCAATTCAATCCATCATGGAACAATTAATAGAGCAAACTTGCTCAGATAATCTCAGACTCTATCGTAATGATAGAGTCTGTTGTATAGAAACAAGTGAGGGAGAATCTTTTTCTGCCTATGTAAATGAGTTCGGATTCATAACTCTCAATTCACATTTCACTGGTTCAAACGTTATTAATGGAAGAACATCCACTTCGAAATTATGCATTTCATTAACAACTTTTGAAACAGCCTTAGAATATAACATGATGCACTACTTTCCAGACTATATTGACCGTCTTAAAAATGCCGCATTATGGGAGGATTAAATATGGCAAATATAAATTTTCAGATTGAGGAATTCTTTAGAAGAGATATCTACAAGTTCTTTGAGTTGATACCAGCAAGAAACTATGAAGTTTCCGTTATGCCAATTCCTGAAACAGGAGAAACAAGCATTTCATTAATCTTTTATGGAGGACATCTATTACAGGAAGAAGCTTACAGGCTTAGGGTATCTTATGCAGATATTATTGGAGTTATAAAACCTGATGGATACTTAGATATAATGTATTTACAATATCTATTTAATACTTTCTTAAACATGGCAAAAGAATACCGGAGGAAAATAAAATGATTGAAATCATCATAATCGCTCTAACCGCAATAATATCTCTTACAGTATACTTAATAGGTTGCTCTATCTTCTCCCAAGTTATCAAGCATATAAAAGACAATTTTTAAGTCAACTGTTACACCTGTTCTATACATTATAGAACAGGTGTATTTTATTTACAAACGTCCTGAAATATGATATAATAGAGTATAGCGACAAAGGAGGTGAACAAATGAAAAAGAAGATTGTGATACTAGGATTTACGCGACAGGAATACGCAATAATTATGTTGGCATTAAGAAATGTGTTAACACGTGTAAACAGTGACCAGCAAGATGTAGCACTATCTTTAATAGACCGGATGTATTCTAAAATCGATTGTTTTGTAGATGCCGAAGAATTTTATAAGGAGAGTAAGCCATGCCAAAAAGAAGAAAACGATTAACAGCAGTAGAAAAAGAATACCGTAGAATACGTAAAAATTTGCAGTCTTGGGTACGTGCAGAAAACCGTCGTGGTTTTATCTATGACACAGAAAAGCTTATTCCAAAGATTCCGAAAAAAATTACTCGTGGTTCCATAAACCGTCTTAAAAAACTGACACCAGAAAAACGTCGCTCTTACGCAACTGCATATGTTGATTTTAACACAGGTGAAATATTTACGCCAAAAGAAGGACGCAAACGATACAGACAAGACCGTAAGCTGTATCAGGAAACAGGAAATATGGACGTGTTTGCTACAGCACCAGACATTTCCAGTGTTATACTAGAAAATTTTTATGACCTCATTTCGTCCTATGTTTTTGGACGTTGGGACAGGCGTGTTACAGACAGACGTGATATGGCGAAAAGTTGGATAGACAGAATCGTAAATACTTACGGTGCAGATGCGGCGGCACAGATGCTAGAAGAAGGAAAGCGTAAAGGTAATTGGCTATCCGCCAAAGAAGCATATGATGCAATTAGACTACAAGCATCACTTAACGAAATGCTAACATATTTGAAAGTACCAGAAAACGAAAAAAGGTCATTCATGGAAAACGAATTTTATGACGAGGAATAGGACGGTATAATCATGCGAATATTTTCGTGCGACTTTGAGACAACTGTAGATGATGATACAAAACAACAAACTAGTACGGAAGTATGGAGTGCGGCTATTGCAGAACTGTATTCAGATTTTGTTACAGTGTATAATAATATTCATGATTTCATTAAGTTCTTTCATAATCTTTGTGAAGAAAAAGTGATTGCATATTTTCATAATGTAAAATTCGACGGTAATTTTATGCTCAATACTCTCATGGAAAATGGATATAAATTCCATCATCGCGAGAAGCCATACGAAAAGCTTTATAAGGGGGAATTCGACGCAATCATTTCAGGACAGAATCGCTGGTATTCCATTACTGTCTGCACAGGACGGACATTAATAGAAATACGAGATAGTGCAAAACTTATGCCAATGACGCTAGCACGAATGGGAAAAGCGTTTAATACTAAACATCGTAAACTTGAAATGGAGTATAAAGGAGAACGTCATGCTGGCGGTTTAATAAAACCCGAAGAAATGCAGTACATAATAAATGATGTTTTGGTACTTAAAGAAGCTCTTGAATTTATGCTAGATTCTGGCAACACTCGTTTAACGATAGGAAGTAATTGTATAGCTGAATATAAGAAGTGTTTTGATAAAGAGCAATGGAACGCAATGTATCCAGACCTTAAAGCAATTACACTTGACGAACAAGCTTACAAATATCCGAATGCAGACGCATATATACGTCGCTCTTATCGTGGAGGTTGGTGTTATTGCAATCCAAAATATATGAATAAATGGATAGACGCAGATGGTATGACGTATGATGTAAATAGTCTTTACCCATCTGTTATGCATTCCAAAAGCGGTAACATTTATCCAGTAGGTAAGCCTACATTTTGGACAGGCAACAAAATACCCGAAGAAGCTTTGCAAGAGAATAGAGTATTTTTTGTAAGACTGAAAGCGCGGTTTACAATAAAGCCTAACCACTTGCCTACAATGCAGATTAAAGATAGTCTTATGTATAAGTCCACAGAATGGCTAACCTCTTCGGACGTTCAGTTTGGCGGTAAAAAATACGCGTATTATTACGATGCAGATGGTATACTGCAATTGGCATACGCAGAATTTACGTTAACAAGTCTTGATTATAAACTGTTTTTGGAACATTACGATATACATGAAATTGAGATTTTAAGTGGATGTTATTTTAATGCAGTTTCTGGATTATTTGACGAGTACATAGATAAATATATGGCAATGAAAATGAACTCCGAAGGAGGTGCACGAGAAGAAGCAAAGCTTTTCCTAAACAATTGTTATGGCAAACTTGCAACAAACGATGATAGCAGTTATCAGGAACCATATTTAGACGAGGACGGATTGCTCAGATTTATTTTGCATGAAGAGCACAATAAGAAAACGCTTTCCATAGCACAGGGAAGTTTTGTAACATCCTATGCGCGCTACTTTACAATCACACATGCACAGGCTAACTACGATAACTTTATTTATGCCGACACAGACAGCTTGCACATGTTTAAATGTGAACCAAACAAAATTGTAGAACATTCCTCAAAATTGCTGTGCTGGAAGTTAGAATCTGAATGGAGCCGTGCAAAATTCATACGCCAGAAAACATACTGTGAATTTATCCGAAAGGAAAACCATAAAAAAGTAACACCTCACTGGGAAATTAAGTGCGCTGGAATGCAAGACCGCACCAAACAGTATTTGCTTGCCACCAGACCTATTTCATGTTTTGATTATGGATTAACGTTAAATAGTCAATTAAAGCAGAAGCAAGTGAAGGGAGGGATTCTTTTGGTAGACGCAGATTTTACTCTTTACAAGCAAAAAGCGTACAAGCCGCCTAAATCTTTTGGTAAAGTGCTTGACAAAATACAGTAAAACATGGTATAATGAATTGTAACAAGTTAATAGACCAAAACGAAACAATAGGCACATGAAAGGAGAGGTGAGAATATGAGAGGTCATATCACCAGAACATTCAAAATTACCGAAGCTACAATCGCGTATTTTGATACGCAGTCAGGACAGGTTGTAACCCTTCCTGAAAAAATCACAGGAAAGAAACTTGGGGATACAAAGAAAATCCTCAAAGAAGCAACAGCAAAGTGGCCTGAGCATGAAGGCAAGCTTATCTGTCTTGGAACAGCAACAGTAGAAGAGACAAGAGCCATGAGCGAAGAAGATTTTATTAAGAATTCTTTTGTTGTACCGGATGGAGACGCAGAAATTAAAGAAGCCTTCGGCGTAACTGAATAACCAGTTTACTATGTTAATGAATATGACAAATAAGGAGAGAAAAGAAAATGAGAGATTTAATTAACACCACAACCGACAAAATGATGCTTTACAACGCTCGTACTGTAAACGGTAAACAGATGCAAGACTTTGTGGGCGATGAGTTTTCCGTAACTGATATCGTTCAGTACGAAACCGAGAGAAAGAACACAAAGGAGCCGGAATTGGGAATATGCACCGTACTGTTTACGGAAGAAGGAGAAATGTATACAACAATGTCCCCTACGGTAAACGATTGTGTTCAGAATCTGGTGGATATTTTCGGTGAACCTAGTGCAGAACATCCTATCAGAGTTCAGATTGCTTCAGGAACATCGAAATCCGACAGAGAATTTTTACAGCTTAAGGCTATTTAACAACACATTTTTATATATCTGCAATTATTAGGGGCGTGAAAACGTCCCTATTTTAATATAAGGAGGAACGCATGAGCAAGTACTATGATATATCCAGATTACTGAGCAAGAAAGACTTGAACGGTAAAACTCCAGAATTATTTATTGCAACAGGAAATCGTACAGCCGGAAAAACATTCTCAGCAAAGCGTACAATTTTTGATGATTTTTTAAAAGATAATAAGCGTAAATTTATGCTACAATATAGATACAACTATGAGTTGTCTGACTGTGAGAACTCATTTTTTAGTGACATTGCGCAGCTTTACCCTTCTGACTTTGAAATGCACGCAAAGTCTGAAATGAGGGGCGCTTACAAAGTTTTGTATTTGAACGACACCGAATGCGGCTTTGCTACATTCCTTAATAATGCGGACACAATAAAGAAGGTTTCCTCACGCTTTATAGAAGTGGAAAATAGATTCATGGACGAGTTCCAGTCTGAGACTGAGCATTATTGCGAGAATGAGATTTCTAAATTTATAAGCATTCAGAATTCCATTGCCAGAGGGTTTGGTAAACAGACTAGATATGTGCGTAATATTTTATGCGGAAATAACGTTTCCATCTTGAATCCTTATTACAAGGCTTTGGGAATTCAGAAGCGTTTGGAATCTGACACAAAATTTCTGCGCGGTGATGGTTGGGTGCTGGAAGTAACGGAGAATCAGGCCGCAAAAGAAGCCCTACTTTCCAGTGGTTTCAACCGCGCTTTTAGTGAATCAAATTACGTACAATTTGCATCGTCAAATAAATATATGTTAGATACCTATGCTTTTGTGCGCAAGTTAGAAACGAAAGACAAATATTACTATTGCACGATAACAATAAATGACGGTGTTTTGGGAACCGCTGAAAACATAGGAGTGTGGATAAATAAAGATTGTATCTTTTTTTCCAGCAAAGCAAACGAAAAATTCAAATTAAAATTTGCGTTTGATGCTAACTCCCATTTTGAGGATACCTATTTACTCTCCCAGCTTTCCGAAACGGCTATGTCATTCAAGCGTTATTACAATGCCGGAAAAGCGTGGTTTGAAAATGTGGATATCAAAAAAGAAATGCTTGACATATTGTCATATTTATGATACACTTATATTGAGTAGGAGTGTTTAAATTTTGGTAGACTGCTGAGGGAAAGCGGTAATACGCTGGCAGTCCCATACCGGCTTGCAATCCCGCATTTCGATTTTTAGACGCTCCTATTTCTTTAAATGTGGGATTGACGAAATAAGGGAAGGAGAAAGACGCATGAATGAGAAGCTTTTGAGGATGCTAAGACGGATAGCTGGTACAGAACTGGAAGAAGGCGAAGTCTACGACGAAACTTTTATCGGTTCCGCAATCAATGAAGCGGCGGCGTATTACAGTGAAGTGGAACGTGACCGCGACAGAATCCGTGCACAGTACATTAATGACTTCACAAAACCCAGCGTTGCTGAGGAAGAAGTCATAAGCGATATTGTGCAGAATGAAGAAAAGAAAGAAGTCCCAACCATTAAGATTGAGGACTATCTAAACCTTTAAAGGAGGATTAAGAAATGGCAGTAAAAAATGCAGTATCAAATGTTCCCGCATTGCTTGCGGACTTTAGAGCAAGTTTAGCTGGCACAGAATATGAAGGACTTTTGCCGGAACCCGTAAGTACGAACATTCGTGAGTTCGGCGGTACGATGATGAATTATGAACCTGTAATGAACCGGTTCTTCGACTTTCTGGTGAACAAGGTTTCCTTCACTAAAGTAAACAAAATGTACTTTACGAATCCCTTCGGTTTTGCAAAGCGTGGTATGATACCGTATGGATATACGATTGAGGATATCTGGGTTGACATTGCAACAGCGCATGCTTATGGCGAGGACACCGATCCATGGGCAATGTTAAAGACTGAAAAGCCTGACCTGAAAGTTGCCTACCACAACCGTAACCGGGAGGACTATTTTAAACAGACCATTTGGAGACGAGATTTACAGGCCGCTTTTTATTCCGAAGAAGGTGTTGCGTCTCTGGTAGACAGAGTTATAAATGGTATGTACACCAGTAATGATGTTGCTGAATTCGCGTACACACTTGCTCTGTTTGTTGATTATGTTGACAGCGGAAAGTTTAAATTGGTTCATGCCGACGAACCGACCGATGAAGCCAGTGCAAAGAGCTTTCTTACCGCTCTTAGAATTGCGTCTAATACATTACGTTTTCCTACTCGTTCCATGAACGCCGCCGGAGTTATGAACACAACGTCTCTGGAAGACCAGCGTCTTTTCATTACCCCAAAAGCAGATGCTGTTACCAGCGTACAGGCTCTTGCTTACGCGTTCCATATGGACGAGGCTAGATTCCTTGGAAGAATAACCTTAATTCCGGAGATTCCGAATCACCCCGAAATTATAGCCATCATTGCCGACGAGGAATTTTTGAACATTTATGATAATCTCTTCGAAGCAAACGATTTCTATGACCGGGAAAAACTCTCTTGGAATTACTGGTTGCACGTATGGCAGACTTACTTCCTCTCTCCGTTCCACAATGCCATCGCGATTACGACTGCGGCTCTTCCGACAGTTACCAGTGTAACAATTGCCGGTGCTGACACCTACACCCCCGGTGGAAGTTCTGTTTATACAGCAACAGTAACCGGAACAAACAACCCGTCTCAAGCTGTATTGTGGTCGGTTCTCGGAAATACATCTTCCAGTACACGTATGAATGATCAGGGTGTATTGAGCGTAGGAGCCGAAGAAAAAGGAAATCTTACTATTTACGCTACTCCGTATCTCAATAACTCCGTTCACGGGGAAAAGGCTGTTACTGCGGCAGGTGGCTGAAAATAAAGGCGGTGCATGAACATGGAATTTATGACAGATGTAGAAACAAGAGCAATGCAATCAAACGTATTCCAGCTTTTAGGATATATTCCTGTAGCGGAAAATCGTCAGCTTTATTTTGCGTCAGAAGCGGCTAGAGATAGCTATTTTGACGGTAAAGTGATTGCAGGAAATTTTACGTTTAAATACATACGCGAACATAGGGCATTACAGGTGAACTACAATGCAGAAACGTTACTGGCATCTAACTACATGCGGTTTAGAAACACGCAGTATAACGGTATTTGGATGTACTGTTACGTAGACGCAATAGAGTATGTTAACCCTAAGACCTCATTGATACGCTTTCATTTGGACGCGTGGCAAACGTATTTTAATAACGTAGTAATACGTGATTGCGATATTGCGCGTGAACATGCACCGCGAGGTTATGCTTACAACTATAATACAGTAGTGGAGCCGGTTGATTATGGAGATTATGTTATAAATCAGGAAACTGTTTACACCTTGGATTCACTTTCAGAAGTAAACACTTATTTGATAATTTCCACAGCAGACCTTGTGTATTCTGGTGGGACAGAGGACGAGGTGATTATAAAAGGTGCGCCCGGTTGTGAAATAAACGGACTACCATCTGCGGCGGGTATTTATTTCGTGGACGAAAATACATCAAGTTTGCGTGACATATTCGCAAGTTTATCAGACTATGCGTGGGTAGCACAATCTATCATTTCTGTGTTTCCTTTTCCCGCAGACTTTGTCCCAAAACAAGGTATTTTTTCAAGTGCCATGGGATTTCGAATCGGTGTGTGCTACGGAAATACAAGTCCGAGAAAACGTGTCATTGATATCAACTGGCAGTCCATGTTGCCGGCGTACACTCAGAAAAAATTGTACTGCTATCCGTATAGCTTTTTTGAGATAGTGATGCCGTCTGGAAATAAGGTTGTACTTAAACCGGAATTAATAAACGGAGCCACGTTATCTATTTCCATTACCGGAAGTCCGATACCGGATGGAACACTGTTAGCATCCGCGAACGATTATGATGGGAACATAAATAACAGTGATTTACTCAATGCTGGAACCAGCTTTTCAGGATTCCCATCATTTCCAGTACAGAATAATCAATTCATTTTGTCAAAATCACAAGCCGTAAGCACCAACAATTTAGTGCACAGCCAGAATCGTACAAATATTTTTATTGGCGCAATTTCTGGATTAGCAAGTGGAATTAGTCAGGCCGTTTCGAACCAGGGAGACGCAAGCGGAATTGTTAACGCAATTGTGAATACGTTCCAAAGCGCAGTTAGGGAACAACAATCATCCGAGAGAGACAGACAGAAAATTGATATGATGCAAAGTGCGATAGGCCTTGCTGGAAACTCTTCCGGTGGAAGTGAAGCGGTATTGATGGCAGTAAACGGTTCTCTGGATGTTATCATACGTGCGTATACTGTAAAACCAGAATTCCGTTCTAAACTGCAAAGCTACTTTGATGCTTACGGCTACAAGTCTAACCGCATCGGAATACCGTATTTAAATAATCGACCTAGATTCAATTATGTAAGGTGTAATACCGTTAACATTTATGGTAATATACCAAATGAGCATTTAGATACCATAAGAAGCATGTTTTTAAACGGTGTTACATTTTGGCACGATTATGAAAACGTGGGAACTTATGGAAATAATGAATAGAAAGGAGGGATAAAATGGGGAGACGCAGTATAAGCCGTGACCCACTTGGGTTGTGCGGTGTTGGGTATGACCAAAAAATTATGAGCGGTGTAAATCGAGATTGGACGTACTGGAATTATCTTAGATATCTATACGTTTTAGCGATTAGCCGTTTTAAGTGGAATAATTTGCCTGATACCGTTTCAGAACGAGTGATAGAACAGACGCTGATTATGAAAGGAAATTGTCTGTTTTTCGAGAACCCGGTTATAGGCATGGTAGCCCTTCCTTCCGCGAACACTGGTAAATTTAATATTTACAACATTCCTAGAATCCGTCATGTTAATACGGCAAACGGATACCATACTGTACGGTATGAAGATAACAGTGTTTTGGTATTTAATGATGCGACCTATTCTCCGTTTGTACCAATCATCGAATATTATGCGCAAAAGCTGGCACGTGTGGAACTCGCAAAGGATGTAAATATTACCTTGCAGATGCGACCTAAAATTATTCGTACAAATAAGGACAACGAGAATTCGATGCGTCAAATGATTAATAACACGCAACTCGGTTTACCGTATATTTTTTATGATGATTCAGACGAATTCATTTCTGAAACAGATAAACCAGAAGTGCTTGATTTAAGCACACCTATCATTACGGAGCCACTTGACAAAACAAAAATGGCGATTCTTGGCGAATATCTTTCTTTGCTGGGATACAATAACATTTCCGTGTATAAGGCGGAACATCTTACTGTAGACGAGGGTAACGCAAACAATGAGCACATTATGGGATTCAGAAATAATGCTTTGAGAAGCCGAGAAATTGGTGCAGAACAGGTCAACAGAATGTTTGGAACAAACATAAGTGTAGAATTTGATGCAAATGCGCTCGCTAAAGTTGATGGAACTTTACAGCCTAGTGATACCTCTGATAGAGAGGGGTACGGGACAGGCGAGACAGAAGAGAAAGAGAGTGACGAATAATGGCATATTATACAACAACATTACGTGACATAATTTATCATTATTCACAGGACAAAAACCCCGAAGCTCTTGCTAAACAAAACACTGGTGAAGGGAGATACCCTTTCTTTAAACCAGAATATGATGTGCCTGTTTGGGAACGAATAGCAACAGCCGAAAAGAGCATGATTGACAAAAATATTAAGTTCTTCTCTGAACAAATGAAAGATGATTTCTTCCAGCTTTTTTGTACTGACAATTTGATGCGAGAAATTGAGTACGAAAGTGTTACGATGTTTTTATTACGATTTAATGGTAACATAAGACGCATAATATGGAGATACAATAAGCTTTACGAAATCATGCAGAAAGATTTCGACTTGTTAAATTCATTCTCCGACGAAACTAGCCGCTCGATTAATGAAGGAGAAAATACCGAAAACTCTGGAAACATGCACACCAGTGCTACAAACACAAACAAAAATGTGTATGAAGATACACCTGAAAGTGCTTTAGGTAATGAGGATTACGCTACTAACATAACTACAGACAACGGGAGTGGTAGTAGTGATTCAAATTCTTCTGACAAGGGAGAGCGAAAAAGAGATTTAACAGAAACGGTTACTCACAAGGGCTTTACAATTCCGCAAGGAGAAGTGCTCAAAAGAAACAGAGACACGTTACCGGATGTAATTGGCGAAATGGTGAGAGAGGTAAGCCGTGGACTGTTTCTCAAAATTTTTACATTTTAGAAGGGAGGAAATAATATGGATATCGAAAAACCTAAAAAAGTGTGCAATCCTCCATCGTGGCTTTCTCTTCCGTCCGCGTGGGACTGGTCAATTTCATTTGAGGAAAATCTCGGAAAAATCTTGTACAACGTAAACGTGATTGTGCAGTATTTGGAAGATTTACAGACGAATTATGAGGAATACACAGACAAGGCTATTGATGCTTTACGTGTAGAACTCACAGCTGTGATTGACCAGTTACGAGATTATCACGACAGAACACTTGCAGAATTACGTACCTACATAGACCAGCAAGACACGTTTTACTGGAATGAACATCTTAAAGACGTTATGCGAATCGAAGGAATGATAACAGATTTACGTACGTATGTTGATGCTAATTTTAAAGATATTCGTGACAAGCACGCAAGCGACGTTGTTAAAATCTATGCAGATATGGACATAATGAAGCAGAACTTAACTGCTTATGTGGATTCCAGCATAGAACGAACAAGAGCGTGGGTTCAGGAAGAGTTAGACAAACTGCGACTGGAAGTAGACGAAATTAATGAGGATGGATTCCGCATCGATAATCCAACAACCGGACTGCGTGACCACGTGGGTAACACAGTTACAGATGTGTGGAACGCACTGAGAGTTCACGCTATCACGGCGGCGCAGTTTGACGAGTGGTTCGAAGCTTTTGAAAATGTGGGGACTAACTTCCAGAAATTGTATATGACAGCCATTGACTTTGATGTACAGGCTTACCGAATAATGTATGAAAAATACAAACATCGAATTTACAATCCAATGACAGGTGAATGGGGAAGAATTCAGACGGCTGTAGAAGATGTTGCCAGCATGGACAATAAAATGTGTCTTACAGCAAGTGAGAGGGATAACATTTTACAGTTTAACGATGCTGACTACAAAAAGTATAACGTAACCGCTTATTTCTGGGACAGAAGTTCTATACAGATTTTTGATACAAATAATATACAAACGATAGAGCGTTCAGCAAATGGTTTCAAAAGAAAGTTTAAAATTGCTGGAACGTATGACGCACCAGAAGTTACAGAAGGCACTGTTCCATATCTTATCAAAGCAGACCTTCCTGTTACTGCGAAGCGCATAGATTTAATCAACGCTATTGTGGCACCAGAATTAAGCAACAGCGGAACTTATCAAACAGTTTCCAGAAATTATCTGGAAAGCGTGGAACATAATTTATGGGAAGTTGACTTTAACGTAAATGTGTTAAACGTTACAACAGAAAACGATTTACACATCATAGAAGCCCCCGTAATTATGTACATCGAAAATGTTGCTCTTAAGGGAGGGATAGCTTAATGTTTACAAGACAGACTCCATACTACAAGCTCGGAATTTACAACAAAATGGACGCACCATATCCCAATAAAGATTGGACAGCAAACTTCGCAGAAATTGATACGGATATGAATAGCAATGGAACACTTGCAAACCGGATTTTACAGCGGGCAAATGAAATCATTGCTAGAGTAGCACAGATAGTTTCCATTAATGTTAACATGAGGGAACAGTTAACATTGGCAGAAGCAAAATTTCATGAACAGGACGGCAACGCCACTACTGCGGTAACTGTTGCTACAAACGCCGCTACACTTGCTAACACCGCTTTGACAAATGCAAACAACGCGACAGACAGCGTGAGTAAATCGGTTGCACTGGTTACACAAGCACAGCAAGCAAACAATAACGTTGCTATTTCCATTTCTGGTTTAGACCAGAGAATAGCCGCTCTGGAAAATGCATAGAAAATATTTCACGTGAAACATCTATAAGGAGGAATTCAAAATGAGTAGTACAAACAAAACACCTAACTATGGTCTTCCGCAGTACATCGACACCGATAAACCCACATTCCTTGGAGATTTTAATGACGCAATGGGAATTATCGACAAGGGAATGAACGACAACAAAAATTCTGCTGGTGAAGGCTCCAATAAAATGGATGAAGCCAACGCGAGAATTGGGGACGCTGAGGAAACTTTGACTGAGACTCAGAATCAGGTTGATAGTATTAGTGGACTGGCTGATACTATTGAAACCAAAGTTCAGACTGCGTTGACTCAAGCAAATGATGCGGCTACAAAATCTGGTCAGGCTAATACCAATTCTACAGCGGCTGTGAATGCGGCGAATCAGGCTAGTACGGATGCAAATGCCGCGTTACAACAGGCGCAGGGGAATGTGAGTCAGATTAATGGGCTGGACGCTAGAGTCTCAGCGCTCGAATCAAGTATTGCAAAAGCGGGAGATTATTTATTAGCAGTATCAACATCTGCCAATGGGACTGGAAATCCCGGTGCTACAATTGGAAATTATACTTTTCCCGAAACAATAACAGTAGACGATGAAGAATATACTTTTCTTACTTCTGGAGGATATTCTTCTGCCGCTTTTGGAAATGCAAACTGTATTGTAAATATTACAGATAAAGGTTTCACATCTACGGCAAATAACGCTACATTTATGCTTGCAAGTGTAGTCGGGTTTTATGCAAAAACTTCCAAAAAAAATAATTATGTTGTAGATTCTATGGCAATTTCTACTACTACAAAGCCTATTCCAAAAAAAGATGGATATAAATTATTATTTTTTGCAGGTACCGGAAGTGTTTCTGGAAATGGCTCAAAATTTATTTCTGGAAATACTGGGTTATATAATATTTTTGGAAGTTTTAGCAATGCACAGCTAGTTTATGGTAAATGATAACTAGTAACGCATACTTACAGTTACCGGACATGACAGAAAACGCTACAGAACTATGGCCTTTATTTAAGGCTATGGGATGGACAGAATATGCGATTGCTGGAATGTTCGGTAACTTGCAAACAGAGAGTACTTTTAATCCGGGTATCTGGGAAGGATTAAATGCGGGAAATACCAGTGGCGGTTATGGTCTGGTTCAGTGGACACCAGCAACAAAGTACTTTAATTGGTGTAGAGACAATGGCTGGACAGACTATAGTAATTATGAGCACCAACTTGCACGGATACAATGGGAATTAGATAATCATGAACAGTATTACCCTACCAGTAAATATCCATTGTCATTTGCTGAGTTTATAAAATATACGCCTGACACAAGCATTGGAATGACAGACGAACAGTGTGTTAAATATTTAGCGGACGCATGGTTAAAAAACTATGAGCGTCCTAGCAATCAGAATCAGCCGAAACGCGGAAGTCAAGCATGGTATTGGTATCAGGTGCTTGCTCAAGGAGAACCTGAACCCCCTCCTGAACCCCCTACTCCCCCACCTGATCCACCACCTGAACCTGAACCAGAAAATGAATATTTATACTTATGGGAATGGAACGGAAATTTTTATCTTAAAATGACACAGAATCCATTGTATTTTTTACCGTGGCAAGTTAGACGTATTAGTACAGATATTGTAAAATATAGAGATACCTTGTTTTATTTTATTGGAAACGGGTACTACAAACCGAAAGGATAGAAATCATGAAAAATATGGAAATAGCAATACACAGCGGGCTTACACTTTTACTTACATGGATAACAGCAGAAACACAAGCTATGTTTCCAGTCATGGTTATACTTCTGTGTTGCATAGTTGTGGATTTTATCAGCGGCTGTGCGAACAACGCGGTAAAAGAAGGATTAAGCTCTAAAGCGGGTGTTAAGGGAATTGTTAAAAAGGTTGGTTATTTATGCGTGATAATTGTGGCTATGTTTTTTGATTACATTATCATGTATGCATTGTCTATTATGGGGCTGAAATATGAGATTACAATGTTCTTCGGATTACTGGTGACTGTATGGTTTATCTTAAATGAGTTGCTCAGTATTCTGGAAAACATTGCTGGTTTGGGAGTTCCGATTCCTGACTTTTTAACTCGCTATGTAAAAGACGTGAGAGGGAAAATCAATAAAAAGGGGGAGGAAAACTTGCATGATTAAAGGTGTAGATTTAAGTGCGTTTCAAACAGATATAGATTGGGACAAGGCACACAAAAAAATTGAATATGCGATTTTAAGAGCTACTACAAAAAATAATAAACCGGATACACTATTTTATGACCGCGCGGCTTCATGTAAATTATATGGCATTCCATATGATGTTTACAAATATATGTATGCCACCAATCAGGCAGATGCGTATGAGGAAATAAAGGGCGTGCTGAATCTTTTGTTGGACGTTTTCAAAGACAATGTTTCTGTTATCTATCTGGATGTAGAGGATGACAGTTTGCGCAAATTAGGTTCAGAAAAACTTACTAATCTTATTTGTTATGAAGCAAATATGATTAAAGAAGCCGGTTTTAAATTTGGCCTGTACACAGGATTATCATTTTGGAATGAACATAATTTCAACCATGATGAAGTGCTAAAATTACAGCCTATTGTGTGGGCGGCTAGATACCCACACGATAATAAAATAAATTCTTACCCTATTGAGGAAGATATTCCTGTGGGAAGTTTGAACCCGAATTTACCGAATCAGATAGGTTGGCAGTATACGAGCAAAGGTTTTGTGGATGGAATCAAACAGAAAGTTGACCTTAACGCGTTTGACGAAAGCATTTTAAGTCTGCATCCAAAAGAACTGTACGAACTGTTTCTGAATGACGTGTTTAACGGAGAGAGTATCAGCAAAGCTTTAGAAAGTATCGGTTTCGATGGAAGTTATGAGTACAGGAAAAAGATTGCGGCTGTGAATGGAATCCTTGATTATAAAGGAACAGCTGAACAGAATGTGCTTATGCTGAATTTGCTTAAAGCTGGAATTTTGATTAAGCCTTAATAACGTAAGAACGGTGGAGCCGTTTTGACTCCACCGCCTTGTTACTAATCGCGAGATTTCTTATGGATGTTTACTTTGAGGTTTGTTATCGATTGTGCGATTGAGAACAGACCTACTGCGATTAGTATGTTCGTATCTCCGGAGTAAATAAAGAGTGCTAGGGAGAGTACGATTAGAACGTAGTTAAGTACTATCATGTGTGTTCACCTCCTTTGTGTTGGATTGAAGGTTTGACCACCCCACCTACAAGGAATTGTATTATTTACAAATAGAATAAAGAAACTCAAGTGTTTCAGTATTAAGCTTTAGAAACTGTGAAGAAGTTATCGCTCCTAACTTAAAAGCCATTTCAGCTTTTCCAAACACTTGATGTAATAATGTTTCTGCTTTCATATTCTGTGCATATTCTGCCTCGATTAAAAGTGCTTCGAATATTGTGTATTCTTTATTCATTAATATTTACCTCTCTTTCTGAATCCCTATAAC